AAGATAGATTGTACGACACTAAAGATTATACTATAGCTATAAGCTATACTAGGGGGGGTAGGGGTATCAATAAGCATGCTTTATTTTGGGAGACTTGTACAGAAAAGAGTAAAGGGGTGTGTATATACATTCACCCTCACATTGTAATTCACCCAAGTCAATTTTTATTTTTTTTTCTGTAGGCCTTGACAGTCAAGAGAAAATATGTTATTATGACAGTCATGAATACCATTAGCTTCAGACAGCTTCAGCGTATGACAGTCAAGCAATTACTAGAGATGTGTCCTTTGACAGTCACAGTAGATGGAAGTAGTACCTTTACTCTTTTAAGGGGTGACCAATTACCAGAAGTTAAAGAACCAACAACCTTTTTTAAGAAGTCTGGGGAAATACGAAGTGGTGATTATGTATGATTAAGACTACTGCCACAGATAAGATCTTTACTTTAAAAAAACGTGTACGGGGAGTGGGAGGGGGAACTGGAGCTTCTAAAACTATTTCAATCCTCTTGTGGATGATTCAAAGAGCTATGTTACCTAAGTATGCCCATGAATTACAAAGTGTTGTTTCTGAATCTTTTCCCCATTTAAAAAGAGGAGTAATCAGAGATTTCCAAAATATCATGGAAGAACATGGTTATTGGAAAGAAAGCGAGTATAATCGGACTGATTGTATTTATACCTTTCCTACAGGGAGTAAGATTGAGTTTTTTAGTGCCGACCAGCCAGGTAAAGTCAGAGGACCACGTAGAGATATCTTATTTATTAACGAGGCGAATAATATTTCTTATGAAATCTTTACTCAGTTAGAAGTTAGAACTAAAAAGATAATCTGGTTAGACTGGAATCCAGTACAGGAGTATTGGTTCTATACTGAAGTTAAAGGTAAACCTGATGTGGATTTTCTAACTCTTACCTATAAGGATAATGAAGCTCTAGATAAAGGGATAGTTGCTGCGATTGAATCAAGGATGCATAATAAGAATTGGTGGAAGATTTATGGATTGGGAGAATTGGGAGATGCAGAAGGAAAGATTTACAAAGATTGGCAGTTAATAGACAATGTTCCCCATGAGGCACGTTTAGAAAGAAGGGGGTTGGACTTTGGTTATTCAAATGATCCTTCAGCTTTAGTAGATATTTATTATTATAATGGAGGATATATTTTAGATGAACAACTCTACCAGAAAGGAATGAGCAATAAACAGATTTCCGATTTAATTGTTAACCTTGAATATCCATCCACTATGGTAGTGGCTGATTGTGCAGAACCTAAGAGTATTGATGAAATCAGGACTTATGGGGTAAATGTTATCCCTGTTGTTAAGGGTAAGGATTCAGTTACTCAGGGGATACAATTTGTTCAGGATCAGAGAATCTCTGTAACTAAACGAAGTGTAAATCTTCTCAAAGAATATCGTAATTATTTATGGGAAACAGATCGGGAGGGGAAGATAATTAATGAACCTTCTCCAATATTCAATCACTGTTTTACGGGAGATACAAGAATTACAACAGATAATGGACTTAAGAGGATAGATGAGGTTAAAAAGGGAGACTTTGTTTTTACCAGTAAAGGATATATGCCAGTTTTAAAAAGATGGTATAACGGATTTAAACCAGTAAATAAATACTACTTGCAATTCGGTATGTTTGATGTTATGATAGAAGCAACTCCTGACCATTTAGTTAGGACTAATAAAGGATGGAAGAAGATTTCAAGATTACAATCGGGGATGACAATTTACCTCAACAGTTATTTATGGGGAAAGTATTTCACTTATACCCAAAAGAAAGGTACTTCTCAAGAGGAAATAAAAGAATGCACACCGAAGTCTGGAGATTCTATAATGGAAAGGTTCCAAAAGGCTTTCATATTCACCACATTAACGAGAATACATGGGATAATAGACCAAGTAATCTCCAAAGTGTCAAAAACAATATCCATTTCTCAAAACATGGAAGACAAAGATTTATTGAAGATGCGAAATTTGCAAAGACGTTTCAACAAGCAGGTATCAAAGCGTCTAGATTATGGCATAGTTCAGATGATGGTAGAGAATGGCATTCTCAACACGCCAGAGATCAATGGTCAAAAGTTACTTTTAAATTGTTTAAATGCTTATGGTGTGGAAACTCTTACGAAACAAGACACAGAGGTATTACTAAATACTGTCATGCAAACTGCAAAGCTAAAGCATTTAGAAGTAGAAAAAGGAAAGAAAAAGAGAGTTTATGATTTAACAGTTAAGGGTTGCCACGAATACTTCGCAAATGGTGTATTGGTTCATAATTGTATGGATGCTATCCGTTATGGATTTGATGCTTTACGTAAGAAAGATGATTCAGAGTTGGAAATTCCTAATGATACCAAATTATTTAATCAGGGTTTTTATTAAATGAAAACTAAACCACATACAGACATCTATGAAGGAAAAATTAAAATAGAAACTTTCTATGAAAAACAACCATATGAAAATTGTTTTAAAAGAATTACAATCTATACAAAAGATAAAGTAATTTTATTTTCAAATCTATACGACAAGAGACAATGAAATATGAATTGGACATCTCCGAACACAACCGACAATGTCATATTGATATTGAACAAGATATTCAAAAACAGAAGAATGGATTATTTACCTTTATTATTAAAATTGCTGGTGGGAATATAACAGATTATAGTGTGGTTGAGTATGCAGACATCCGAAAGTATCTTATCCTTAAGAAAATTATTATCCAAGAACTTACTGTTACACATCCTACTAACTCAGGAAATCAACCAGATGCCTTACGGCCAAATAACCTTAAATGTTCAGCTTAAAAATGGAGTAGTTTTAATAGAAACAATTAATATTGTGAAAAATAGACGTAAAAAATATAAGGTAGTTGACAAATCTGAAGATTTGTGATATAAGGTATTTGTTAAATATCCACGAAGCTTAGTGGAGATAGACGACCTATTGATGGTCGTTTTTTTTATGGAAATTACTCAGGAAATTAAAACCCGCAGACAAGTAGCAGAAGATTATCTTCGTAATAAAAGAGATGTGTGGGATTCTGCCGAACAGTTATTTCACAATCAGAATAATGATCAAATTTCTCAATCTACTAAGTCTCAAGTATTTGATCCAAAACTCTCAACTCTAGCTATAGAACGATCTTATCGGGTTATGGCACAACTTCAAGTAGGTAAAGTAAGGGGAATATCCAAGAATGACATAGGAGATGCTATGTTGAAGAATCTCTTACTGGAAAAATACGTCATTCCCAATGCTAATGCTCAATTTGACTTCTTAACTAAGATGAGAATGATGGATCTTTATTCAAATATCTATGGAAACTTCTTTTCTTTAATTGATTGGGATGTTAAACCAAATGGATATGTTGGTCCTGATATTTGGTTACTTAATATTCGGGATGTATTTCCTCAAGTAGGAGCAGTTTCATTAGAAGATTCAGATTATGTAATTGTCAGGACATGGAGACCACTTAGTTATTTTGAGGGACTAGAAAAACAATCAGGTTATAAAAATATCAAACAGATAATTAGTAAATTAAAAGATAAATCAGGTTCTAAACAGAATAGAAGTGAATCAACTGATATTTCCCAAAGGGAATCAGATCAATATCCGAATACGTCACCAGCTAAGAAATCAGGTTATTTTGAAGTTTTGACCCAATTTGAAAGAGATAGATGGGTAGATTACTGCACAGATGCAGATATGGTCTTTAGGGATAGGGACAATCCGCAAAAAGACGGTGATCTACCCATCAAATGCAAGTATTCAATCCCTCTATTAGATGATTTTATGGGAATGTCTGACTTTGAAAGAGGTGGATCAATGCAGAAGACTATAAATTCTGCTTGGAATCTCTATTTAGATGCAGTTAAGATGTCAATTTTCCCTCCAATTTTAATAAATAAGGATAATATTGCCTCAATGTCCTCTTTAACTCAGACAGCAGCGGCTAAATGGCTAGTTAGAAACCAAATTTCTAATGCCGCAAGTCCTCTGCAGTTAAATCCGCAGGGTATTGCAACTTTTAATAATGTTTATCAGGTTGCAACAGCTTCAATTATGAATTTATTCGGTACAACTGAAACTCAGACCACTGCACAGACTGATCCACAGTTTGGAAGAACACCACAAGCTCTCAAAATGCAGGCAATGAGAGAAAATACCAGAGATAATGCTGATAGATTCTATATGGAATCCTATTTAAAACAGGTAATGAAGAAATTCTGCAATCTTTTAGCTAAAAAACAATCTTCAGCAATTACCTTGAGGATGTTTGCACCTGAAATTGAAGAATTAGCACGTAGTTATCCAGAAATTTTAGAGAATTATGATGAAACATCAGGAAAACTTTCAGTTAAGAAAGGATCAGGTTCAGAACTTTATGATTATGAAATAGTACCAGGTTCTACTTATGCGGTTGATCAGCAACAGCAACAACAAGGTTTAGTTTCACTTTTAGAACTTTTCCAAAAGTCTCAGACCCCACAGGGTAATGTTTTAGTCCAACAACTTCAACAAGATGGATATAAGTTTAATTTTGGAGAACTTTTAAAGAGAATGGTCTCTAATTCAGGTATTCAAGCATGGGATAAGATTCTAATTGAAATGACTAAAGAAGAACAGGCTGATAAAACTCTTAATGCTCATGCACAACAATTTCAACAGGCAATGATGCAAATGGGACAACAATCACAAGTTCCTCCGCAACCAGGTATTCCAGGTGGACAACCAGGACAAGAACAAATGCCCAATGGACTTCCTCCTCTAGGGATGGAACCCTCACAACAAATGACACCAGAAATGAATAATGGAATTATAGGTTAATATGGGAGACAAAGGTGCGTTGAGACCTGAGATATTTAATATCAAGGGATTTATATCTCAAGATAAAAAAGACGATGAGTTCAGTGTAGAAGAAAAGATACTGGCTGCTGGTGCGGAACAGATTTTTTGGAAAACATTGAAAAAGCACTTTGATAATTCAGTACAGCAGTTGGAACAGATAAATGAATCAGCAATAGCAGGTGGTATGCCCTTAGAAGAAATTGGAAGAAATGCTTTAGTTATCAGTCAGGTAAAGGGAGTGCTAAGAAAAATAGTTAATGTTGTAGAGGATGCTCATGAAGCAATTTTTACAAAGGAGGCATCTAGTGAAAGAGGAAAAACCAAATGAAGAAATACTTGACTTTAATAAACCAAACTTTACATTCATTCCAAAAGGTTCGCATGAATGGAGACAACAAGGGTTTTATCTTATCTGTAAATCATGCGAGTTGGAACACGCTGTCTGGATTGGGAATACAAAACTCATGGTCGGAATATCGGAAGGAGGTCAACCTATCCTAAAAGAAAGGAGGTAAATTATTATGGCAATGTCAGCAGGACAAAAAACAGAATTATATACAATACTTTTAGCAAATGTTAATGAAGTTGATAAAGATGGAATATTAACAACTCTTGGTAAAAATTTATTAGGAGATAAAAAGACCAAAGATATAGCAAGAGCAAAAGTATTAGCAGCTTTAGTTACAGGTGCAATGACAGGAGCGGAAATCACAGAATTAAATACTCTTTTAACTAGAGATGGTGAAGAGCAAGATGAGGGTGGTTTACTTCGTGATGCAGAAAAACTTTTTGTAGGTGCAACTCAAGTATATCGTTGTGCAAGAACAAGAGTATTACTAGCTTTATTAACAGGAATTGTTTCAGCTAGTTCATCTCCGTCACCTAGTGCTTCAGCAAGTGCAACTAATTCGGCTTCTCCATCAAGAAGTCCATCTAGAAGTGCATCAGCCAGTGAGAGTCTAACGCCTTCAGCGTCAGCCTCTAGGAGTCCTTCTAGAAGTCCAAGCACTTCGCCAAGTCCAAGTGCCTCTCCTTCAGTGAGTCCAAGTACGTCACCTAGTCCAAGTGCTTCTCCGTCGGTAAGTCCGTCGGTAAGTCCGAGTGTTAGTGCGTCTAGGTCTCCAAGTAGGAGTCCATCGGATAGTGCGTCAGCTAGTAAAAGTTTAAGTGCTAGTGCAAGTCAATCGCTTACACCTAGTGCTTCAGCATCTAGATCGCCTAGTATAAGTGCAAGTTCAAGTCCGTCGTCTAGTACGTCGGGTTAATAGCTGAGACCAGAGCCTTCGGGCTTTGGTTCTAGTTAATAACTAGCGACAACATCGCACGATCGTAAATCGGTGTGAGGAGAGGAGGTGAAAAAAATGGATAAGACATTAGACGTTAAAGAGGAAGAAGTTAAACTTCCTGAAGAGCCGTCAACTTCTGAAGAAACAACTGAGGAAGTTCCAGAGGTTAAGGAAGAACCCAAAGTTGAGGATGCAACCGAAACTAAGGAGGAAACCAAACCAACTGAAACTGAAACAGCAGAGAGCAAAGGTGCTAATCAAAGGATTAGAGAATTGAATCAGCGAGCAAAGTTAGCTGAAGAAAAAGCTCTACAAGCAGAGGAAAAAATTAAATCTTTATCTGAACGATTAGCGGAAATCACAGAGCCGATAGGCTTACAGGGGCAACAGCCTCCACAAGTTCCGCAATATACGGCAGGTCAAGAAATACCAGTTGAGCAATTACAAAATGATTTTGCCCAACAAGCCAATGCTATAGTAGAACTTAAACTAAAGCAAAACGATGCAGTCAATAGAATCAGAAATGAATCTAAAGATGTAGAGCATAAGTATTCACAACTTAATCCCGACAGTGAGAACTTTGATAAAGAGCTTTCTGACATGGTTACTGAAGCTACGGAAGCCTACGTATGGAAGCAACCGTACACAGCATCAGTTAGCAAGTTTGTGGATAAACTGATGAAGCCTTATTTAAGGTCAGTATCGCAAGAGGTTGGAAAAGTTACCGAGAATATTGCTAAGCAAGTATCGGAGACTGCTCTTAGACCAACTTCTGTACGCAAAGAAGAGAAATCAGCCAAAGATAAAACAATGGCTGAGCTGGAAGCAGAATTAGGTATTGTTAACAGCTAATCTTAGTAGGAAGGGGGTGTATTAAATTATGGCAGCAATCGGTAAAGGCAATGCAACGGCAGATGCCAATACAAGTGTTTACGAAACAGCTAATATTCAGAATGAGGTGATGACCTATAAATAATGGGTCAATGTTCAGCAATGCACATTAAAAATTTAATCTGATATCAGGGAAAATCCTACTTGACAAGTATAGTAGTGTTATGATAAACTTTATTTGTTATGAGGACAACCGTGAGGGAAGTTAATCAAGCAGACATTGGATGGTTAGCTGGCATTATAGATGGAGAAGGTTCAATAACTTTTAATCTAAATGGCAGAGGCTTTCTTACACATATGGTTCATATAATAGGGAGTGATAAAACATTATTGGAAAAATGTGTAAGAATAATTAACCAATTTAATGATGGAGGAGTTCCTGTTAAAATTTTACCAAAGAAATATAAGATAGGAATCTTTAAAACTAATAAACCAATGTTTAGAATTGAGATTTGGAGACAAGGATTTTTGAAAAATATCCTTCCATACTTAATTCCACATTTGACAGAGAAAAAACTACGATGTCAAAAGTTGTTACATTATCTTGAAAACCACAAAAAAGGAACATGGATAAGAGGTAAACAACAAAAATATCTTGATTATACACCCGCAGAGACTAAGTGATTAACTCCTAGAAATAGGATGAAGCGATAGTCCGAACTCTATAGTAATATAGAGAGGTTAGCAGAAATGTCTAACCCATAGAAATATGTAACATAATTGATTATGAGAAAGTCTTCTTAGCAAGAGCTGAGTATGAATTGATTCTCAAGGAGGGAGGACAGAAGAGAACTCACCCAGCGAATGAAGGTAGAACTGTAAAGTTCACCAGATATGATCCGTTGACGATTATTACTTCTCCTTTGGGAGAGGCTTCTAATCCAGTAACGTGTCCTATCAATCTTTCGTCAGTGTCTATGACACTTTCAGAATATGGTATGACTACAACTCATGGCAGACTCTTAACAACCATTTCTATTGATAGTGGAATGAAAGAGAAAGTCGCAGTCGTAGGACAGAACATGGGTATAAGAAAATTTGCTCATGTAAAATTATCTCTTGACATCTTGGAACATCTAATGTATAATAGTTTCATTACAGTAAGAAACTATGATACTATGACAACCAGAGGCAAGCAACCAAAAAATATACAACTAGCTTATATTGCAGGTTTAATTGATGGGGAAGGTACTATTGGGATTTATAAAAAAAATTATAAATCAACAAGTAAAGCTAAACCATCTTTTAGAGAAAGGATTTCTATATCAAATTCTAATTTAGACGTTTTAATGTGGATAAAAGAATTTTTTCCGAAAGGTTCAATAACAAAAAATACAAGATATAGTGATAATCATTCTCCAATGTTTAGACTTGAATATCATGTATTAAAGGTTATTCCTATTTTAAGGGCAACATTACCTTATCTTAGGATTAAAAAAGAACAAGCTAAACAAGTTTTAAAATATAGAGTTAATATAAAAGTGATTTTAAAAACTGCAAAGGGTAAGGATAGAAAACTTACAGATGAAGAATGGAATAAAAGAAATACTTATTATCTTTTACTTAAATCACTTAATAAGACAGGTGTGCAGCCGCAGAGACTGAGTGAGATAACATCTTCTATTGAAGATGAAGCGACAGTCCGAACTGTAGAGAAATCTACAGAGTTGATCAGAAATGTATCAACACCTTGAAGGAGGATTAACAAAATTGGAAACCTTGAATAGACTCGTTAGAAACGAACTAGACAATGGAACTGCATATTACCCAAATGGTCATGCTATTGACAGCTTTACAGCTGGAGATGTGCTTGATGCTTGTAATATCAGACTCATGGTTCAAACACTTGAACTTACAAAAACACCAGTCTATAAGGATGGTTTCTACATTGGTAAAACTGATCCTTACTCCAAGTATAAATTACTCGGAGATACGACATGGGTTAATAGTAAGACATACTCTGATGTACAGAAATTGTACAAAGGAGAAATGGGTGAATTGTATCAAGTCAGATGGCTCTTAAATAGAGACGTTATGTGTACATCTGAAGCTACATCTACTGCTTCTTCTGGAGTGGCAAGATATATGACTTATGTACATGGTGATAACTCTTTTGGAGTTTATGATTTAGAAACAAATAAACCTCAGTTGTTTATTCTTCCAAACGTAGTGGACTCTGGTTCACCAGCAGGAAGAGTTTCATACATTTCATGGGCAGGAGCTTACGCAACTAAGTTGTTAAACTCTGAATGGATTTTAGCAGCTAGATTCGCAGCAGCCTAATAGAGATCACTTCCCGCCCGCCTAATCGGGCGGGAGTGAAAAGAAAGGAAAATTATGGGAGATTTTACAAGACATGAAGATTTAGAAGAACTTTGGAACATGAAGAATAATGCTCAATCAATAACAGAAAAAGAAGAGATTGAGAAAGTAATGTATGATATTAAGGAAAATCAGGATGATGATGAAATAAATGAAAATAGAAGGGAATTAGTAGGATCTATGAGAATAAAAGATGGAAAAAATGTCAGAAAAGTATCTGAAAGAATAAAACAGATATCACATAAGAAAGGAATAGAAAAAAATGGGTGACACAGTATTTAGGGAAAAACAAGATGTGCCAGTAGAGGAAGTTAAAGTGCCTGAAGTAAAAGAGGCAACTAGTTCTGGAGTGGAGGAAAAAGTAGAAGTTCCATATACAGATTCTCAAGATTTCTTAGAACATTATTTTGAACTTGGTACTAAATGGAAAGATCAGGATAATGTTTTTCTAGAAGATTTAGCAGTTATAGATCAATTTTTTAAATTAAAGATTAAAAACGGAGAGTTAGAAAATAGTCAACCAGCCGTAAAAGATACTTTAAAGAAAATAGAAAAATTAAATAACTTAAAGGGTGAAGGTAGATCAGTAGTTAAATTGGAAGTAATTAGGAACTATATAGAGTTTTTATTAAAAAATGATTTACTAAAGAGTAATCTAAAAAGATATAGTATAAATTAATATGACAAAACCACCTATTAAAATAAAATATAGTCAACAGGAAATCCTTAATCAGTCATTTGATGAAGATTATGGTTTATTGGTAGTAGAGGGATCAGGATTTGACGGGCAAAATGCTCAAAGACAAAATGCTTCTAATTTAGCTACTAGATTAGCTTATGATGTAAGTGGAAACCCTATTTACGTAGGAATAGCAGCTCCAGGTAGTCTTACTTCTGAAGCTAAATGGCAAGTAAGAAAATTAACCTTTGATTTAAATGGTAATGTAACAGTAATTGAATATGCTGGAGGATTACCAAACTTTAGTTATAAATGGGATAGTAGATTAAGTTTGGTTTATAGTTAATATGGTTTCAATAATTGTTCTATCAAGAAATGAGAAATATTTACAAAAAACTGTAGATGATTTATTCAATAAAGCAACGGGTGATTTTGAAGTGGTTGTTATATTGGATGAAAATGATCAACCTCTAAAACCACGTACGGGATTAAGAGTTTATAAAAAGGTAGGAAAACCAGGACTTCGTAGTGCTATTAATCAGGCAGTTGAACTAGCAAAAGGAAAGTATATTATGAAAACTGATGCTCACTGTATGTATGGAGAAGGATTTGACAAAATACTTACTGCAGATTGTGATGATAATTGGGTAGTTATTCCAAGACGATATTCACTTATTCCTGAAACATGGGAAATCAATCATGCAAGACCAATAGTTGATTATGAATATATGGTATTTCCCTATGTTAAAGAATTATCCTCAGTTAGAACTGGAGGAAAGTGGCATAATAGGCGTGATGAAAGAATTGAGTTGAAATTAGATGATGAAATGGCTTTTCAAGGTTCATGTTGGTTTACTACAAAACAACATCTTCAGAATATTGGTGGTTATCAGATAGAAACCTCTACAGGAGATGAGTTTGTTTTAGAGAGTGAAGAATTAGCCAATAAGACATGGCTTTCAGGAGGAAAATGTATGGTAAATAAACAAACTTGGTATGCTCATTGGCATAAGGGTAACGCAGGTAGAGGATATTTTATAAATAAGTGGCCGATGAGAAGACAGAGAATTTTTCATATAGATTATTGGATGCACAATAAGTGGCCAGAACAAATCCATAAATTAGAATGGTTGGTTGAAAGATTTTGGCCTGTACCGAGTTGGCCTGATGATTGGCAAGATCCTAAATATGAGAAAGGATATGATGAGATGTTAAAGAGTGGGAGGTATCCAGCAGAAGGATGAAAACTTTACAGTATATTTTAGACAAATATCAAGTTAAAGGTAAGGGTTTAATCAAACTCCATTGTACTAGATGGGGTACATTTCCTATATTGTTTAAAGAATTAGGTTTCACTTTAGGTGCAGAAATAGGAGTATATAAGGGTAGATTCTCAAAACAATTATTACGTCTTAATCCTAACTTAAAACTCTATGGTATAGATGCATGGCAAGTATATGATGGTTATGAAGATACGCAAGATCCAGAACATATGGAAAGAATTTATAAAGAAGCAAGAATGAGATTGGCACCATATAACTTTAAGATTATTATTGATTGGTCTATGAAAGCAGTTAAAAGATTTAAAGATGAATCACTGGATTTTGTTTATATAGATGGAAATCATAGTTATGAATCTGTAAAAGAAGATATTAGAGAATGGTCTAAGAAAGTTAAAAAAGGCGGAATAGTTGCAGGACACGATTATATTAACGGACATAGGGGAATTACATTTGGCGTTAGACAAGCTTTGGATGAATGGATTAAGAAGAATAAAATTCCGTACTTATTTATTTTAAATAAAGATGTAAATAAAGATCAGATGCCTAGTTGGTTTTATGTAAAAGTATGATTATAAAAATTATCGGTTACGGTTGGGTTGGGAAAGCAGTACATAAACTTTTTCCTCAAGCAAGGATTCATAATCCAAGTCAGGGTTATGTAAGTGAGGAATTAGCAGATGTAGCTTTTGTGTGTGTTCCTACCCCACTTAAAGATGGTAAATTAGATACTTCTATCGTAGAAGATGTAGTTAAAAGATGTGAAGAAGATTTGGTAGTAATTAGAAGTACGGTAATGCCAGGAACTTGTGATAAATTAAGTAAGATTACCAAGAATATCTGTTTCCAGCCAGAGTATTTGGGAGAAACTATAGCACATCCATTACTAGATGAAACACAGAGGAAATTTTTGATTATCGGTGGAGAATTACATAATAGAAAGAAGTTAATTGATCTATATATGACTGTGTATAATGCAAACATAAATATCCGTCAGGTTAGCAATTATGAAGCTGAAGTGATAAAGTTATCTGAGAATCGTGCAATAGCATTCAAAGTAGCACAGTGCCAAGAATTATATGATGCGTGTGAAGCCGCTGGAATAGATTATTATACGATTAGAGATGCTGTTTATGGAGATGATCCAAGAATGAATCTATGGTGGACAGCAATCTATAAAGATAGAGGATTTAATTCTAAGTGCATACCTAAAGATGTATATGGTTGGTTATCTTGGGCGGAAAGTGTAGGTTATAATGCGGAAATTACTAGGGAATTATTAAAGAGAAATGAAAAATGGATACATTAAGCATATTAATCCCAGCCCGAAACGAAGAATGGCTGGGAGTAACAATCAAAAACATATTAGAAAATATAGAGGGCAATACTGATATAATTGCCGTTTTAGATGGTTATGATATTCCCGTACCTGAAATACCTCAAGATCCACGAGTCAAAGTAATTAAGTTAGATAAATCAATCGGACAAAGGGCTGCAACTAATTTAGCGTGTAAAGAATCAAATGCTAAGTATGTATT